GCAAAAAAGAGAATAAAGCTTTCTCCTTTTTGCACTCCATTCACCGGTTAAAATCGCACGATCAGCCCGCACAATTAAGCCATTATTAGAAAAAGCTCACTCAACGCAGAAGCTTCGACGATGGCAGGTGGTTATGATGAGGATGTAGGCTCACTGGGGTCAGGTGAGCCAGTGTTCGGCGCATCATACACGAACATCTGGCACTCAACGCTGCTGGCGGCTGAGGGGTCAGTGGCTCACAGTGGGCCTGCGCTGTACGCAATCGTGTTGCCCCTCAGTTGTGGGAAGTCCAGCTTAGCCTCCGTGCTCAGCGGGTACGATATTGATGATATGGTGGTTAACTCGGCGGCCTTACATGCCGACGATGAATGGCGCACGATGCTGGATGCGCGATCGAAAGGTTGGGCGTACGAGGACAAGGCGGCTTACCGGCTGGCAAACGACCTGATGCTCCGTCGGGCTAGGAGGTTCCTCCGCGCGTTCGAAGGCGACGATAACGCCCCTGTTGTGTACGTGCACACGCGGGAACTCGCAACTGCTTTGGGGCTGCGGATCATATTCGATGGGTACGTAGAGGAGGCTGCGTGGCTGGGTTGTCGCCGCCAGTTGGAATCCGACGCAGTGACACGCGATCGCGACTTGCGAGCGTATCGTGGCCAGGTAGCTGCCAACCGGGCGCACGCGATACGCCACAGGCAACCTGAGCCAGTCCCGTACACATCGCACTCCCGGTTGGCTGAGGCGGCCGAAGCCGCTATCACCCGCGCTGGCCTATGCGCTGGGAGCCCGCGTGACTTGGCGGACAGGACTAAGTTATGCGGGGCACCACCGCAAATTATGCTTGACTTGGCGCACTCGATCTGCCGTGATCGCCACCGGCCAGCCTGGTTGCGGGCGGTGGCTGCCAAGCTGCTGCGATACCGGATGGGCGAGGTGTTGCCACAGGAGGCGCTGGCGGCCGACAACTATAGTGAGTGGGCGAGGGTGATCCACGCGACTGACCAGCACCGTGTGGCTGAGGCTCCCGCACAATCGCTGAGAGGGCAGAACTGGTCAGAGGTTTTTCCGTATGGTGCGGGCAACTCGCGATTTGCTTTAGTTAAGATCGGTGATTGGATCGATTGCACAGGCACGAGTGCGATGGGCTTCGGTTACGAGTGGTTCCGCCAGATGGTGACCAGACGAGAGGGCACGTATGAACAGGCGAGCTGCATGCTGCTGATGGGCGATGTGTTCGACTACATGGCCCCCGAGTTGCACCCGCTGATCCAACGCTTACCCATGGGGTCACTGAGGTTGGAGCATTATGCTGAGATCGCGAAGGAGATTCACAGGCTAGTGCGCTCGAGCGTAACGTTGCTGGGCCGCCGCCTGGACGCAGGCCAGCTCTCCGTGTGCACCTACTGGGATTGCTTAGCGGGGCGCTATTTGGGCTCGGGCGACATGGAGAAGGAGCTGGCTGACCGGACCAGCGAGCAGAAACCGCGCGTGTGGGTGTCACGGGATGGGACGCAGTCAGCCGACCGGTTCGCGCATGAGTTCGCTTGTGAGGTCAGGGCTTTACTGCACCAAACAATAGCTGACGGTGGTGAGCAAATGCGCACCGTCACGGACATGGTGGCGTCATTCGACACGTTCCTAGAGTATCGCAAAAAGTGGGTGAGACCGGGGTCCGTAACAGGCAGCCCCAAGGCCGATATATATTTGGAGGCCGTGAGCGAGAGAGAGGGGATGATTGCCGAAGTCGCTGACGACATTGCGGCGATGGGCACGTACGTACTGGCTAACGTCCGGCTGAATAAGGCTGCCACGTTTGAGTTCGCTGAATTCCCGGCCATAGTAAAGCGCGTGCTGGCGGACTATGTGCCGAACAGCTTCACAAGGTACTTCATAAAGAACGAGATTGGCAAGCCAGCGGGCCGAGCGCTTTACCCGTCCCACCTGGCGCATTACGTAGCGGGGCAGTTCGCACTGTACGCCCTGATGAAGGCGCAACCTATCCCTAAGGTGCGCTTGGCCTCAGAACGCGACGTGGCTATGGATGAACACTGGATGTGGATGCAGGCCCGTGAGTTCACCGTGGGTGTGATGCTGGATTACGACAACTTCAACGAAAAGCATGAATTCGCGGATATGCAACTTATCATGCGGGAGCTGAAAGGATTGTATCGCACAGCGGGCGTATTGAGCCCCGATTTAAAGACCATGATAGATTGGGTGGCGGAGGCGTATGACCGCACGGTTTTGGAGTACGATGGCGAACTGCACAGTTTCAAGCACGGCATGCTATCCGGGCAGGCGCCTACCTCCGCAATAAACAACATAATAAACGGTGCGAACAAAAGGTTGTTGATAAGGCAGGTGGAGGAGCTAACAGGCCGGGTGATATTCCAGAAGCGCACGTCTGGCGGCGACGACGTGGCCGGCGAGACCTACTCACTGTACGACGCATACCTAGCTGTGAAGTGCGGGCAGCAGATGGGGCTGGCCTTCAAGGATATAAAACAGCTCTTAAGCTCCGATTACTATGAATTTTTTCGGCTATTTGTGAGTGTGAAGGGCGTGCACGGGTCGCTGCCTCGTGCGTTGGGTAGCATCTGCTCAGGCCAGTGGTCGAACAGCGTCAAAGCCAAATTCGTCGACCCGGCGGCCAAGCTATCGTCCGTGACTGATGCGGCCTTCAAGATAGCTCGCCGGGCGGGGGGCAACGCCACATTCCGCGAGAAGCTATGCGCCACAGCGTTCAAGAAATGGGCTTCATACAACGAGCAGGCGCTAGTCAGGGGGTTTATCCACGGTGAAAGGCACTCCGGCGGCCTCGGTGTCCCGATGAGTGACGGCTCCGTGCTACGCATAGAGCCAATCCAGTGGCCAGATGAGGAGAGGGTGCGTCTCAAAGGCTTGCCTAAGGACGCGAGCCAAGTGGTGGTGGAAGATGCCGTGAAACAAGCGACCGAGTTAGTAGGGCCTGATAGCGTGGAGTCGGCCGAAGTTGTTGCCAACCGGCTGAGTGAGCAGGTGTTCAAAGCGAACGTGGCAGCGATGGAAGGGTCGCGGGTCGGTCAGCTACTCGGATCATGGGAGGGGCCGCGTCATGTCAGGGTGCACGAAGTGCTGCGTATCTCGGAGGCCGACGTGGCCGCAACGGCGCCCACCGCAGAAGAATTCAGGGCGGCGTACGCCAAGCACAAGACGATAATAGAATACTACCGCAAAGCAGGGGCTAAGTATGATGCGTTAGCCGGGGTAGTCAAGCCCAAGGCGCGTGAAAAGCTGGCGCGCGCGTCATGCAACGGCACGCCGTGTGACTACAAGAAACTGTACTTCTGGAAAGAGCATTTAACAATGTACGGCTGTGGAACGTACCTGCTGACTGAAGACACTTACGATGCGGCAAGTATGCTGGCGCTAGTGGTGAGTTCAGAGCTGTCGAATGAAGCGGTGAGTCGTCGGTTGGCTGAATGCGCGGTCGCACTGAAGCGCGCCGGGCTGGTGAGCTACTGATCGGGCAGGTGGCACACAGCACAAAAACTTCTTACGCTGTGAGGTGTAAGTACC